CCTGGTTGATGTAGGCGTTCACCAGGTCATAGAGCGACCCGGCGTTCGCGGCTCCCTTAATTCGCAGATGGTTGATTCCCTGCGTCAGGGCGTTAAGCGGGACCGGGCGCATTACGGCGTATCGTCGAAGTGAATCAACGTCGGCCGGATTGCGGGCGGTACAGGCAGCGCAGCCGGGATGTAGCGATTCTTGCCGTGCGTACCGGCGACCAGTTCTCCTAGGAAGTCACGCGATTGCTTGAATATCTGCGCTGCGTCCTGTTGCCCATAATGGGCCTTAGCAGCCGCGAGCGCATACATGAATACCAGCTCGCTGTCGATCGACGGCAAGTCTGTCGGGTTTTGGAAGCTCGAGAGGCCGCAGTGGCCCTTCAACCAGACCCAATACGTCTGATCTGGCGCCGGATATATCTCCAGAGCGCTGCGAATCTCAAACCGAGCCGGGCGCCACGGCTTTGCGACCATGGTGTAGAGAGTGGGTGGAATACCTTCGATGAGCGGATACCACACGTTGCGGACGTCCTGCGCATGGGCTTCCTCGATCGGCTTGTTGACGTCGATCACAAATCCGCCGTTGTACATTTCGTCGTTGTCGGTCAGCGAGTAGAACCGCTGCCCGGGGATGAGCTTCCAGCGGAAGAAGTGACGCAGACGCAGGTTCGGATACTTCCGGTAGAGGAAGTTCTGTGACTCGGTGAGCTTCTCGCCCACGAAGCCGGCGAGCCCTGGCGGCGGGTTCGCCTGCTGCGCGCTGAAGCCCAGCGCGATGATGAGGCGGTTCTGCAGCGTAGCGAAGTCGTCATACGGTGGCTCGTCCGGCACCTGCGGGTTGTACATCTCCGGGTTGAGCCCATTGGACTCAGGGCCGGCCGCGCTGCCCAGGCTCTCCCAGTCGTATACCGGGGGCTGCAGGTTGCGGGTGATCGCGACAGCGACGTACCACAGCGGAGCGGTAGGGCTGGAGACGCCGCCGAACGGCACGACCTTGAACATGAGGCCAGTCGCGTTCGCGAGGCTGATCTCGATGATACCCATCTGCAGGGTGTCGGACAGGGCCGCGGTCGTCCAGGTGCTGCCGCCGTTGATGGAATACTGCAGCTGCGGCACCGAGCCGTCATTACTGCCGTCCGTGACCGCCCAGGTGAGCGAGCACGTGCCGTCAAGGTAGGATGTGTTGCCGATGAACGTGATCGCGCCGGCGCCGAGCGTCGCCGCGTTGACGCCCCACCACATGCGGCCATCCGCGTCCTGCGGGAAGTTCGAGAGGGGATCTACGTTGTTGAACTGGCCCGGCGGCGTGCGGCCGTTCGAGTCTTGCCAGGTCAATGGGTTCGGGAAATCGCCCTGCCCCATAATGGCTGGTAGTTGAACCCCATTGTTACCAGTCTGTGGCACTGTCTACCTCACAAAAACGAAGGGCCGGTCGAGCCGGCCCTGCGCTATCTATCCATCACACCTAGAGCCATCAAGCAACCAGTGTATCGGCCTCGGCCTCGATGTCCACTGTGGCTTCCGCGATGGCCTTCGCCAATGCGCGCTTGCCGCGGCTGCCCGAACCGTACACCGTCTCCACGAAGGGGACGGCCGCTTCGCCCGGAGGCTTCCGGTATGCGCCCTCGAGGCGCGCGTACTCGGCATCCGCGTCCGGCACGTCTCGCTGTACGAGGCGATCGCCGATATGCTGGACGTTGCCTTCGCCGAACACTTCCTCCAGAACCGGCAGTTCCCATTCCGCCACGTCGCGGACGATCGTCGCCGCTGTGGGGTCCCGTGCAACTCGAACCTGTGCGTATCTCAGCATGCTTTGCTCCTGTAGCCTAAGATCAAACCTGCAGCAGCGTCAGCGGGCCGCCCGAAGTGACGCGAATCCAGTCATAGCTCAGCGTCACGGGGACAGAGAACGAGTACGCGGTGACCGACACGATGTTCGTGTAGCTGCCGGGACCCGTCGGGTAGCCGGTCGTGGTCGTGTTCAGGTCCGGGGCGCCTTCGAGGACGGCCGTCGAGCCGGTCGGGTTGTACACAACCACCGAGTTGCCCGGCTTGAACGGCAGATCGACCACCGGCTCCGCCGAGTTGATGATGTGCAGAACCGCGCTGGTCGTCACACTGGTCGAGATTGCGGTGCCGCCTTCGGTCGCCGAAACCTCGAACGTGTCGTTGCTCGGAGACACGACATAGTAGATCGTCCCCGCTGTGAGCCCAGTCGGGAGCGCCGCACCGGCCGCGGCCGAGAAGGCCACCAGGTCATTCAGGACCGGCGCGTAGCCGGGGGCCGTGAACACGCCCGGGCTTGCGTCTGTGCAAGTGACAGCCAGCGGCTGACCGAACGGAACCGGCACCGTGTCATTGGGCAGGTAGATCGGGTAGGTCGTGACCGAGAGGGATTGGAGTGACATGTGCGTTTCCTGTTAAGAGTCGCCAAGCAATACGCGACAAGCTGAATGTAGCGGTAGAGCGACGGAATGGCAACCACCCCGGCACCAGAGGCCGAAATGGTCGCATACGTGTACCATGTGGCCTTATCGTCCGAACCTTCTACATACAGAGCGCCGATGTTCGACATCACGGTCGCGTGGTAGAACATGATCGCGCTGTAGTTCGGCAGGAACGGCGTCTCGCCGGCGCCTTTCGGCACGCCCTGGCCCGCATGAGTTACAGGCAGGATCGGGGAGAACGGGAACACGTACACGTCGATACCAGAAGCGCTCGCGGTCGAAGTGACCGGAGTGCCACCGGGGGTAAGCGCCAGCTCGAAAGTCGTGCTGGCCTCGTTCACCACGTAGTACGTCAGGCCATCCGTGAACCCGGCCGGTGAGCCCTTCAGCAGCACCGGGGTGCCGTTCGCCGGCGCCGTAGTGGCGCTGGAGAACACCGCCGGGCTCGCATCCGTCGCCGTGACGGATGCGATCAGGTAGGTGTTGCTGGCGCCATTGCTGGGGAGGTTCTGCAGATCGTAGGGGCCGAGCAGAACCTCGTCCGACGCGATGTCCACCGCGACGTCGAGGTTCAGCGCTGCCGCCAGGACCAGAGCGTTGAGACTCATGAACTCACCCCTTACGAGATCGAGAGGACAGCATGCGCGTTGCGCTTGCTCACCGTGAAGGCCGCCTTCGCGGTCAAGCCCCAGTAGTGAACGTAGCGGTCATACACGCGGGCCGGCTTGCGCGGAACCATCCAGTGCCCGGTGATCGGGCGCAGGCTCAGGAACCGGCTGTTGATGAAGTAGCACCGCTTCTCCCAGGGGATGGTCGGGGCATACAGCGCGTCCAGCTCGGTCATCACCGGGTCCCAGCGCACTTCCACGTTCTTGAAGTACAGGCCGGTGCGGGTGCCATCGCCGACGCTCGCGTCCATGGTGACGCCGCCCTTCATGTTTTCCTTCACGAAGATGGTGCGGTTCACGGTGAGCTTGGCGTCCTCGCGATACGCGTCGAGGAAGTTCTCGCCGACGAGGATCGTGTCCGGGGCGAAGCCGCCGTAGCGGGTGCAGTCGCGCCATGCAATTTCCATCTGCTGGGTCAGGTTGCCGGCGGTCGAGGTGCTGATGCTCGTGATCGCGGTATTCTGCCACCACGAGTAGATCGACTGGTCGAGACCACCGACCACCGAGGATACGGTGGGGGTCGTCGAGACGAGCAGGTCCAGGCCCGGGATGTTGGTCGCGCTCTGCGTGCCGTCCAGGTGCAGCATGATGTCGAAGTTCTGCTGCCAGCCCAGCTTCAGGGTCTCCATGTTCTCTTTGAGCAGGTTCGTGATCTGAACCTTCTCGGCCTCTGACGGCGTGCTCGAGCGGTCATCGGTCATGATGATGCCGTTCTGCGCCAGCTCGTCCTCGTTCAGGCCAAAGCCGTCGTGGAAGGAGCCCCACACGAACTTGCCCTGCTGCAAGGTGCGCTTACGGTTGTAAGTGACCTGCGTGTCGCCGAAGTAGCTCTGGAAATTCGAGTCGTTGGAGTAGCGGAGCTGCTCGACAACGTACTGCAGGCCGCCGACGTAATCTTTCTTGCGCTCGGACAGCAGCTTGATGAGAGGGCGCGCCACGTTGATCTGGTCAACGGGGTCATTGCGCAGGTAATAGTTGATCGCGGCGTTGCCGGCGTAGGCGAGCTGCTCAGAGGTGAAAGGCATGTGCGTAGTCCTCGAATAGGATGAACCTTGGTTCTTCCCGGAGGACCAGCGAGCCCGCGGAGTTTGGTCGCCGAGCGTTGCGACCTGTTTACGCTCTATTTCGCTAGTGGTGCGGAGCTTAGATCACGCCCCACGCGCGTGTCAAGCCCTCGTTACGAACCAGCACCCATCGCCTCCGAACGTCACCCCGGTCAGCAGCTCATCCACCGCGCGGCGGACGCCCGGGAACTGCGCAGGCTCTACGCCGAAATCGTAGTCGTGCCCGCACAGCAGGCCACCCGATTTGACCTTCGGCCCCCACGCGAGGATGTCTGCTCTGCAGCCCTCATAGGTGTGATCCGCGTCGATGAACACAAAGTCGAATGGGCTGCCTACGATGGCCCCAGCCACTTGGACTGAAGGTGCACGCACCATGCGGGCGCGGTCTCCAGCGAAGGCCGTCGCACGCTTGGCCGTTTCGTAGTTCTTGTCGTACATGGTTTGCGCAAAGAGGCGGCTGCGCCCCGGCTCCATGTGGCCTTGAAGCCGTTCGCTATATGCATCTACCATATAGAGCGTGAGATCCGGGCGCTCGAGGAGCTTTGCAGACATCCTGCCAATGTTCACGCCAATCTCAGCGCCTAGAATTGGGCCGGGCGGGAGCCGCTTGAGCACTTCCTCCCAGCGCTGTGGGCCGATCGCATCCGGGGACGTTCCTGCAATGCTTCTGCCAGACATGTTGATTACCTCAAACTTGTTGGTCCACACCCGATATGGGCTCCAGTCTACCTCGTGTGGGCGCGGCTTTCCATGAAAGCAAACAACGCGGATGTCGGCGGGGATGCTGCCTCCCCACTTGTGGCAAACATCGTACTTGTAGCTGCAAATCTGGCCCGGGAAGCGGTCCTGCCAGCGGGCGCAATTCTTTCCGAGTACGTTGTGCATCCACTGCCCGTCGCCGCCGGCACTGAAAGCCGCCGGCTCATGCCGCTGGCGCAGCATATCGCGGGAATCCTGCGTCAGATACATCATGCCGCTCTGCAAACGCCATTCGGTGAGCCGGCGCCCAAGATCATTCAAGAGCGTAGTCTTGCCGACGCTAGCGAATTGCGTTATGTCGCCGAGTATGATGGTGTCCAGGTCAAAATATAGGATGTCGCCTTGACTCGGCGTCAGCCACAGCGAGAACTTGTTGAACCATCCCTGCAGATCCGGCGCGAGCGGCCGAATATTCACGCCATGCAGCCGCTGGTCGGTATAGCAAACGAACTCGTACGACAGAGCCAGGTGTTTCGCCACAGCGGCCTGCAAGCGGTAGACGTACTCGTCCGTGAACCCGCCGCCGGGCGTGTACACACAAGCGACGGTCAGCACAGCGACTCGTGCCGTAGGGATTCGTCATTCGCGAACCACGAATGGTAGAAGTTCCGCTTGTAGCACGCGAGCGCGGCCTTTTTCGCTGCGAATCGCTCATCGCTGAGGCGCCGAACGAGCTTTGGCTTCATTCCCCATCCAAAACAGATGGCATCAGGTCGTTGCTCGAACACGCGCGCATGCACGATCTTGTGATGCTGGTGCCCATACTCGCCGACCGCGTTATGCGTGAGGATTGACTCGTACGCCTTGAGACTCGGCATCGTGAAGCTCAGCGGGCTGCGT